GTGCTGCTCAGCGCCGCCTGCCAGTCGAAGCTCGCCTGCACGCCCTGCGGCCCCGAGATCTCCACGCGCGGGCGTGGCAGGTAGACCTCGTGGGCGATCAGTTCGAGCGCCTCCCCGCTGGCCAGGGTAAAGGCGAAGGCCAGCTCGCAGGGCGTCCCGTTCGCGGCCTGCTCGACCAGCGTCTCGTCGGCAAAGCGCGTCTCGATCTGCCCGGTCAGCGCCGCCACGGACGGGTCGGCCCCGTCGATGCGCCCGTCCGAGCGGATGGTCTCGATCCGGTCGAGGGTGTTGGCATAGGTGATCTCGGCCGAGACCAGGTTGGCCAGCAGGGCGCCGTCGCGCCGGATCGCGCCGTTGAAGTTGCCGAACCGCCTGAGATTGAGCGCGGCCAGCGTGCCCGCCGCCGAGGCGGTGGCCCGCGCCTCGCCCTGCGCGACCAGGCTCGCGGTGGCCTGCAGCTGCCCGCTGCGCTGCATCCGAAACGACAGCTGGTCGAGCACGCAGCCCGAATACATGGCAAAGCGCGGCACCTCGGGCATGCCGACTTCGATCGCCAGGCTGGGCAGGCTGTAGCTACCCGAGGTGAAGGCATGCGCGTAGGGCCCGGTGCCGGTGGTGGCGGGAGCGCCGAACGCCGCCTTCAGCCAGATCCAGAAGGTCTCGGCATCGATCGGCACCACCACGTCGCCGTCGGCGGTCACCGCGTCCTTGATCGGGGCCAGCGGGTCGCGCCCGAAGCCCAGCAGCTCGTTGTCGATCAGCGGCTGCTCCGCCCCCAGCGTCGTGCTGGCAAACGGCATCCGGATAAAGCCGCCTGCTGGCGGCGTGCCATAGGTGGTCTCGAAGCCGAGCGCCATCTGCGCCCGCGCGCCTTGCGCTCGTGCCATCGTGGTTTCTCCTGTATAGTCGTGCAGTTATAGTCGTGCCGTCGATCAGGCGGCAGGAAACGAAAAAGGGACAGTATTGAATGACGGATGAACCGCGCGCCCCGTCCGGGTCTGGCGGCCGGTCGCACCTCGGCGCCGGCTCGCGCATTACCGGCGAACTCTGTTTCCCCGGCACGGTCGAGTTGCCTGGATACGTGAACGGCAACGTCGAGGCTGCCGGGATCGTGATCGAAGAGGCCGGCGAGGTCGAAGGCGAACTGCACGCCTCGAGCATTACGATCAAGGGGCGTTTCAAGGGCCGGATCAAAGGCGGCGCGGTCCAGTTGCACACCAGCGCCCGCGTGGTCGGTGACATCACCTATGACAGCCTGAGCATCGAGAGCGGCGCACAGGTGGAGGGGGAATGCATTCCCCGCGCGTCAAGCCAGGGCCAAGCCCCGACCGATCACGAAAGCGGGTCAGACGTCGAGTAGTGCAGCACCACCGGGATGACGGCGGCCTTCAGGCTGGCCGCGCCCTCGACGGGCAGATCGACCGGGCGCGGTGCCTCGGCCTCGACCCAGTCGCAGAGCCCGCCCAGCGTCCGGTCGGCGGAGACCACCGCACCAACGCTGGCGGTCAGCGCATCAAACGCCGCGTCACGGTCGGCGCCTTGTACCACCGCCTCGATCTCGGCCCGGTGCTGATAGTGATAGCACAAAGGCGAGAGCGTCACCTCCGGCGCCCCCGGCTCGCCGTCACGCAGGATCAGCAGGCCAGCGGCGGGCACCCGCTCGGGCAGCACCTCACCGCGCAGGGCGGTGGCGGGCAGTGCCGAGAGCCGCGCGTGGAGGGCGGAGAGGATGGTTTCGCGGGGGGTGGGCATTGATATGTGAGCCTCTACTTGGAAAGATCGCCAGGGACACGCCTCGCGTGGGCCTGTCAGGCACCCGCGGCTGCATGCAGGCTTTCGATGAGGAGAGTCGCCGGGATCTTGCAGGCAAATCCGCGTTTCGCAGCTGGCGACCACCTCACACAAGCCATCCCTTGCTTTTGCACGGAGACCCGGGCAGTTTTCCGGTCGGTGACTTTCAGGCGGGGATGACCCGATCGGCCTGATCCGAAGTCATGGCGTAGCCCATCAAAGAGGGGAGCATCCCATGCATGCGCTGTTTTTCGAGGTGCGTCCGCACCCGGGACATCTTGAACACTATTTTGAACACGTGGCCCGGCTGCGCCCGGTGCTTGCACGCCATACCGGCCTGACGTTTCTGGATCGCTATTCCTCGCTGAGTGAGCCTGATCTGCTGCTGTCGCACCAGCTCTGGGACAGTGAAGACGCGATCGTCGCATGGCGCGCCGATGCTGAACACCGGCGCTCACAAGGCGCGGGGCGGCGGATACACTTCGCCGACTATCGTATCCGTGTGGGGGCGAGGGTTCTGCATTGGCAGGCCGGCGAAACGAAGATGCCTGCCGAAGTGGAGGCGGCGCCCGACACTTCGCATGTGCTGGCGCTTTACGGCACACAGCCTGTGAAAGAGCCGGGCTTCGAAACTTTTGAAAGCGTGAATTGGAAAGGCAGGTTCATCTCACTGGCAACGGCTGATGGACGTGCAGCCGCTAATGCGGCGCTGCACGCGCATACTGACGCTCCGGGAGTGGAAGAAGCCGCAGCTTACAGCATCCGCCGCGATTACGGCCAGTTCGACCGGGCGCAGGCCCCGGGGTAACCGGGCTTTCAAGACGGCCTCACCGTCGATAGCCGGCAGCCCTTACTTCAATCGCCCCTCAACCCAATTCGCCACAATCAGCCCCGGCACGGCGCCACGCGCCCGCTCGGCGTCGCGGTCGAGGTCGAGCCGCTTCGGCAGCTTGACCTGCGAGACGAGCAGGAAGATCGGCACGGTGGTCAACCCTCGTCCGGTTTTTGAGCGCGAGGCTACGGCGCGACCCTTCGTGTTCAGCCGTCCCTCCGCCACCAACAAGCTCGGACCGCGGCGACGATACACAAAGCGTAGCCGCAGGCCGCGGCGCCGCTCCCACTCACCCGGCGTGATCTTGCCGCCGCGCAGGCCGCGCCCGGCGGCCTCGGTCGGGATCGCCAGCCAGAAGTTATCCGTCTTGGTCAAGGGGCGGTTTCGGTCCATTTTCGGTCATCCCTGATGAGCGCGTTTGCGAGGATCACGAGCTTGCGCATGATCGCCGCGATGGCGAGTTTGGCCGGTTTTCCGGCTTCGACGAGCTTGCGATACATATCCGCAAAGTGCAGGTTGTGGCGGATCGCGACAAGGGCGGGCATGTAGAGCGCGTTGCGCACGCCGCGTCTGCCACCGCCGATCTTGGACCGTCCTTTCCACTTGCCGGACTCCCGGGTGATTGGGGCGAGCCCCGCGAGACTGGCAGCTTCCTTTGGATCCATCGTCCCGAGTTCCGGCATTTCAACGATCATGGCGATCGCGGTGACCGCACCGATGCCGGGGATGGAAAGCAGAATCGCCTGGCGCCGCGCAAGAGCGGGGTCCTCGGCAATAAGGCGGGCGAGTTCGGTATCGATCTGCGCGAGCTGGCTGTCCACCTGCCTCAGACGGGCGCGAAGCTGGGCCAGGACTACCCTGTTCCGCGCGGCCTCCAGACGGTTCCGGCAGGCGGTACGATCCTTGTTCAGCGCGAGGCGCGCGACGTGCAACTCGCGGATTTCATGCATAGTTTCGCTGCGCACTGGTTTGGCGTCCAGGTCCAGCACCGCTCCCATCCGCGCCAGCATGGCGGCATCGACGCGATCGGTCTTGGCGCCCTGACTTGTGGCCTGCGCGAAGCGGCGCGCTCGGGTGGGGTTAACCTTGACGAGGGAGTGGGCGGCCGCGCCCAGCACCGCCTCGAGGTCACGATGATAGCGCCCGGTCGCCTCGTATACGACGCGAACCGGTGCCTTGCCGATCCAGCGACGCAGGGCCGCAAGCCCCGCCTTGTCATTGCCGAACCGCTCGTGCCTGCGATCCGAAAGCCGGTGAATGTCGAACGTGTCTTTGGAAATGTCGATCCCAATGGTATCCTGCATTGCCTTTCGTCCCCTATGCTTGTCATGCGGGGCAAGGTCGAAGCCTTCCCCATGTATCCGTTCAGGTCATGCGAAAGGCGGGGGCGATCCAACTTCTGACCGGTCCCAAAGACCACCGTCCTTCCGATCCGTCCCCCGCCGCTCTCCGGCATATGTGAGGTGCCGGAGAGCGGCTCCTGTATCGCACAGGAGCTACGGGGAATCTTAAGACAACCCATCCTTCGAGCGGATCAGCGGGCCGGTGTCGTGGGCGCTGACGATTTCCGGCGCGTTCGACCAGACGAAGGCCGCGGCGTTGAGGCTAGACTTGCCCTTCGGGTATTGTGCCGAGCGGATGGTGCGGGCGAGCCGGGTGCCCAGCCCCGCGCCGGTGATCTGGGCGCGCCAGGCGGTCTTGAGATCCCGGCCCGCAATACGCGTGGCTGTGCTGACAGCCTTTTCGCCGGCCTTGATCTCGGCGGCCATCAGCGCGGCGAGATCCGGGGTGACGTCGAGCTTGAGCTTCATCGGGTCACACTGGTCTCATATCAATCGTCCACACCAGCCGCTCGCGATCGCGCACCGGCTCGCCCTGGATCAGAAATGCCTCGCCGTCGATCTCCACACGGTCGCCAGGCCGCGGGGTCGGCACCTCCGCCACGCGCAGATCCACGCGCGTGGTTTCCGACCAGAGACGCGCCTCGCCAAACCCGGTGGTGTCGTCCGCGCGGCGGGCAACAACGCGAACAAGGACCGGGGCACCGCCCGCGGCCGTATAGACGGCATCGCGGCCCATATTTGGGTCGCCGAAGAGCGTGTCGATGACGACGGCAAAGAGGGACATCAGCAGCCGCCCTCAGTTCGAGCTGTGCAGGCGGATCGCCAGGCGCGGACGCTTGTTGACCGGCAGGATCGAGCTTTCCGTCATCAGGTCTATCCAGCGCCCCTTCGCGTCGATCATCTGGCGCGCGTAAAGCGGCAGGCCGACGGTGTTGGCGGTCTCCAGCAGGTTGGCCGGCCCGCCATAGGTGGTGAAGGTGTCAAACGTGCCCAGCGGAAAGGCGATGCCCTCGCCCGCGGGGATCAGGCGCTCCGACGTGCCGTTGGAACGCGTGACCGAGCCGTTGTACTCCTCGAACAGGATCCCCGCGAAGGGAAACGCGCGGCGCATGTCCTGGCGCAGGGGCTGGCCGCCGGTGGCCGAGAAGAACTTGTAGGCGTCCTCGGTCTTGGGATGGCTGATCAGCTTGTCGAAGAACTCGGAGCTGACCAGCGCATGGGCGGTGGTCATGGTCTCGCCCAGCAGGTTGTCCTCGATCCCGCGCAGGGTGGTGCGCACCTTACCCTGGATGTTGGTGCCGGCCGTGCCAAAGACGAAGTCGACGGAGATCTGCGCGATCCCGAACTCGGTGAAGTAGTCGTAGAGCGTGGTGCCCGCACCGTCCTTCACGATGCCGCGCAGCGCGTTCATCTCCATGTACTCGCGGGTCTGGGCATGCTTGCGGCGCATGAGCGTGAGCTTGCGGTTCATCACCTCGACCAGCGGATCGGCCGCGTCCGAGACGCCCAGCGCCGGCATGCCCTGGATATCGGCGGGCAGGATGACGTCGTCGTGGGGGATCCACGGCAGCGCGAAGCTGCGCATCGAGCGCTGTTCACGATCGCCGACCGTGGCGGGCGCGCCGAGCGGAACCGAGGGCAGAAGGCTCAGCACGCCCTCGCGCTGCTCGATGACGATGGAGCGCTGCGTGACGCCCTCGAAGCGGAACAGGCCGATCTGGCCCAGGCGGGTGTAGAGGTTGGGCAGGATGTTGATGGCCTGCGTCATCTCGGCGAGCGAA